GGGAGAATTGCAATTGCTTTGTGGGGTGGTGATGCTGGATTTAGTTGGAGTGAGAAAAAAAGAAATCAATTAGAAAAGGAAGAGGAAGAGAGAGTAACAAAAAAAATAAAAACAGCTTTAGAGAATAAAGTTAAGGACCATAATGAGGACGTAAAAGATTCTAAAAAAGATTGGAATACAAAAGTCACTTATGCAAAACTTGAAAAGGTTTTTGATAGAGGTGTTGGAGCTTACAACACAAATCCTCAAAGTGTACGTCCAACAGTCAAAAGCCCAGAGCAATGGGCGTTGGCTAGAGTTTCGAGTTTTCTTTATGCTTTAAAAAATGGTAAGTTTAGAGGCGGCAAACATGATACTGATTTGCTACCAGATAATCACCCAGTCGTAAAAAAAATGAAAGAGGAAAAAAATTATAGAAAAAAAGTAGGCACAATGATTACTGATGGCATTGAAATGAATTTATATGATACCAAAGAAGAGGCAATCAATGAAGCTAAAGAAATGGGGTGGGATGGTCAAGGTGATGGCTTTCACTCGCATCAATTAGATCAAATGGAAGTTTTTATGGCATTTGAATCACATGAAGAAATTATGGATGTTATGAATAACAGAACAATAAAAAATAATAATATGGAAAAAAGAATTTTTAATATAGAAACAAGAGTTGACACTAATGAAGAGGGCAAAGATTTAGTTGTTGGTCATGCTAGTGTTTATGATTCAAGGTCAAATAATCTTGGTGGCTTTTATGAGTTTATTGATAGAGGAGCATTTACTGAGGAACTAATTGCAAATTCAGATGTTAGAGCTTTAATTAATCATGACCCAAATTTAATACTTGCAAGAAACACATCTGGAACTCTTAAGCTAACAGCGGATGAAAGAGGTTTAAAATACGAATTTGAAATGCCAGAAACATCTTATGGAAAAGATTTAGCAATTTCAATGAAAAGAGGTGATATCACACAAAGCTCATTTGCCTTTACTGTTGCGGAGGATGACTGGTCAACTGATGCTGATGGTAACAATATTAGAACAATTAGAAAGATTGATAGGCTTTATGATGTAAGCCCAGTAACATATCCAGCTTACAACATGGCTGAAAGTGATTTAGTAGTTGCTAAGAGAGGTTTAAAAGAATATCAAGAAAGTTTAGTTGAAGAAACTAAAGAACAAAAGAAAAACAGTTTAGTGAGAAATTCTCTTATCTCATTAAATATTGAATTAAAAAAGAGAAAATAAATTTAAAAATTATAAAATGAAAACATCAATTATTTTAAAGGAGGAAAGATCAGACATTATTTCTCAGTTGGAAAACATTAAAGATGTTGCTACAACTGAGGAAAGAGATTTAACCTCTGACGAAAACAGTCAAGTGGATGGGTTACTTACAGAAATAGATAACCTAGATGCTAAGATTGAAAGAGCTGAAAAAATGGAAACTATCAAGCGTAATGCTGCGGTTGTTTCTGGAGTTACAAGCACAAAAGTAGAAAAAGAAGTGAGAGATTACTCTTTTCAAGAAGCTTTAGCTCAAGCTGCAAATGGTAGAATCGAAGGACTTGTAAAAGAAATGGACCAAGAAGCTAGAAACGAATCTAGATATACTGGTCAATCTTACAAAGGAATTGGAATTCCGTCAAGTATATTAACAAGAGCTGCGGTTGGAACTTCTGCTGGAAATGCAACTCAAGTAATGGCATGGACTGACCAACTAGAGGCAAACTTAGTTTTAGCAAGTGCTGGAGCTAACTTTTACTCTGGTGTGAACAACATGAAATTCCCAGTATTCTCAAGCATTAATTCTGGATTCGTTGCTGAAACTGGAGGCTCTGCACCAGCTGCAAATGGAACTGCAACATCTTTGACTTTAAGTCCTAAGAAATGTATTTCTATTGTAAACGTTTCAGCTGAGGCTATTGCTCAAAATGCATCTATTGAGGCTGCATTAAGAAGAAACATGGCACAATCAGTTGCTGCAACAATGGAATCAGCATTCTTAGCAAATGATGACGTTACTAGCGCACCAACATCTTTATTCAAAGATGCGACATCTTCTGCAACATCTGTTATTTCAAAAACAAATGTGCTTAAAATGGAAACTGATACATTAGCTGCTGATGTAAATTTAGAAGGATCAAGAATGGCTTATATTCTAAATCCAGCTGCTTATGCTGATGTAAAAGAATTAGCTCAAGTTGCTTCTGTTTCTGCTTTATATGATAATGCTGATAAGAGATTAAATGGATATTTCTCATTTATTACATCAAACTTAAACTCTGGCGGTACAGCTGCAAAAACTGCGGCTTTATTTGGAGATTTCTCTAAAGTACATATCGCGCAGTTCGGAGGTCTGGATGTGATTTATGATATATACTCTGGGGCTGGAACTGGTGAGCCAAGATATGTATTAACATCTTTAGTTGATGCTGGAGCTGTACAATCTTCAACATTCCACAAAAACTTGGAGGCTTAGTATTAATGCTTAATTCAGAAAAGGGGTGGTGGACTAACCATCACTCCTTTTTTTATAACTTAATAAAATGAAAACATATCAAGTAATTACAGCCGCTAGTACATTTCCAATAACTTTAACAGAGGCTAAAACACATTTAAAAGTTGATACAACTGCGGATGACACTTATATTGAATCTTTAATTAAAGCTGCAACTCAACTTAGTGAAGAGTACACTAATAGATTTTTTATTGATACTGTTATTGAACAATATGCTAGTAGTTTTGCTGAATTACAAACTTTATTCAAAAGTAAAGTTAGTGCGGTTGCTAATGTTAAATATTTTCCAAGTGGAACAACAACAATTCCATCAACAATTACTTTAAATGATGCTGGAACTGGTTATACAGCTGGAGTAAATACTAATTTAGAATGTGCTGGTGGTAGTGGCTCTGGGGCTAAAGTTAATGCTACCGCTGATGTAAATGGAAATATAACAAGTGTTGAATTAATTGTTGCTGGGAGTGGATATTCTTTGAATGATACTTTAACAATATTATCAGGAAATAATGATGCTACTTTTAAAATATCAACCTTAGGTAGCACAGAAAATTCTGTTTTATTAGATTCGACTATTTTTAATACTCAACTAAATTATGAGCCATCACAAATACAATTGGCTGATAGTCAAAGTTTTCCAAGCATAGCAAAAAAAAATGATGCGGTTATAGCAAAATATACAGTTGGTTATGGAAGTAGTGCGAGTGATGTTCCAGAAATAATAAAACAAGCTATTCTTTTAACTATCGGAAACTTTTATGAAAATAGGTCTAGTGTTGTAATAGGTAGAATAGCAACTGAATTGCCGCAAAATGTTAAGTGGCTTTTAAACACTTATAAAGTACAAATAGTAGGATGACAATAGGCGAACTAGATAGAAGAGTTGAGATTCACAATGTTAGCACCTCAGCAAATAGCTATGGTGAATTAACAAGGTCTTATAGCCTTTTCCGAACAGTTTGGGCTGCAATCGAATGGAAAGGCGGTAGTGAAAAAACAGACGAATCTAACAAAATTACTGGAATGACTAGGTTACATATTTATATAAGAAATTTAGATGTTGCAAGTTTAACTTTGGAATCAAGAATTACTTATGATGGTAAATTCTATTTTCCTAAAGTAATTAATGAGATAGATGGTAGAACAGCTTTTTTAGAAATAATTTGCGAAAATAAAGATTAATGGCGTTAACATTTGGAGATAGAAGTGGAAGTCAAGCGGCTGGATTAGCTGGAACAACTGGAACAAAAAACAGAGTTGGAGTAAATGTTATTGGTATAAAAGAGCTACAAAGTTTTTTTAGAGATTTTCCTAGACAATTAAACACACCAAAAAATATGACTAGAATATTCAGGGAAAACTCTAAGCCTTTACAACAAGAAATAAAATCTAATATAAGTGGAATGAAGTTTAAAAATGAAAGTATTGGGTCAAGTATATTAGAAAAGTCAGTTGGGTTTATAACAACAACTGCAACAAGAAGAGTTGGGGGTGGTTATGTTGGTCTAAGAGCAAAAGGAGCTTTTAATAATAAAAGCGGTAGAAGTGGTTTTTATGGTGCTTGGATAGAAATGGGTCGAGATGCTGATAATCCAACTTATAAATGGGGACCAGCTAGACCATTTATAAAACCAGCTTTTGACAAAACAAAAAGAATGTTGATGACAAACATGTTAGTTGATGCGAGAAAAGTGATGTTAAGAGAATCAAAAAAATTAGTTAAATTTGGAACATTAGGTTACAGTTAATATGAAATTAGGAAAAGCTATATATAATATTTTAACAAATGATAGTGATGTTAGTTCATTAGTTTCAACTAGGATATTTCCTAATGTAGCACCGCAAACAACTCAATTTCCTTTTATAATTTATGATATAACTGGTGTTGATCCTAATGACACAAAGGATGGTGCAAGTACACTTGACACTAATGACGTAATGATTTCTTGTTATAGTGAAACATATTCTCAGGCATCTGATTTAGCACAAAAAATTAGAGTCGCAATGGATAGAATTAATGAGGGAACTTATGGAGGTGAAACAATACAATCAAGTCAATTTCAAAGTTACAATGATATATTTGATGACACAAGCGGTGATTCTGGTATTTTTAGAAAAGCTTTAGATTTTGAAATTAGACAAATTAATCCAACAACATAAATAACATGAAAATAAAACTAGAAAAAGATTGGAGGGCTTATGGTCAACTAAATAAGGCTGGAACAATCATGATAATAAAAAATAAAGAAACATTAAAATTTTTAAAAGAGAATGGATATGTATATAAAGAAACAGACAAAAAAGAAAAAAAAGAAAAAAAAGGCAAAAAAGTAAATGCCGAAAAAAATAATTAATTAATAAAAAATAAAAGAAAATGGCTATTTTAAATGGAACAGAAATAAAAGTTTATAGCTCTGGAACAAATAATCTTGTTGCCTTTGCTCAAAACTGTACATTAAATATGAATCACTCACCAAGAGAGATTACTAACAAAGAAAGTGCTGGTTTTAAAGAAATTTTAGAGGGAGTAAGAGATTTCTCTATTGATATAGATGGTGCTTATGCTTGGACTGATGCAAGTGGCTCGGCTTTAACTAATGGAGCTGATGACTTAGCAGCATCTAATTTATTAGGAACTAACCGAACAGCGGTCTCATTTATATTTGGAGATACATCCTCTAATGATGTAAGTTATTCTGGCAGTGGTTTTATAACATCAATGAGCTTTACTGGCGGGACGGAAGATACCGCTGTATTTTCTCTCAGTATAGAGGGGACTGGTGCAATTACACAAACAGTAAACTAAAACTTTAGGTGATTAGCTTTGACACTATTTTTGTTTAGTGTCTTAGCTAAGAGCCTTTTAAACTAAACAAAAATGAATTATACTTTTATAAAAATAGATAATAAAAAACATCCAATAAAATTTGGTTTTAACGCCTTAAGAAAATATTCATCTAAAACTAATACAACTTTGCAAGATTTAGATAAACTAGGTAACAACATGACTTTAGACAATGCATTAAATTTAATTTATTGCGGAATAGAGGATGGTTACAGAGCTGCAAAGCAAGAGTGCAAAATAACAATAGATGACTTGGCTGACTTAATAGATAATGATTATGATTCTATTGCAAAGGCTATGGAAATTCTTGCAGAGCAAATGGGCGGTGATACTGAAAAAAAGCAAAAAGCCAAGAAGTAAAAGAAAAACTTTCTTGGCGTAAACTTGAGAAAATTGCTTTTGGATATTTAGGAATGGGAGTTGAAGAGTTTTATGACTACTTGCCTAAACATTTTTGGAATAAGTTGGATGGTTTTTATGAGATTGAAAATATAAAAGAAAGAGCAAACTGGGAACGAACAAGGTGGCAAACAACATTGTTATTAAATATACAAATAGCAAAAGGTAAAAAGTTAAAGCCAACTGATCTGATTGAATTTGAGTGGGATAAGAAACAAAAAGAGATAGATTACAAAAAGTTGAAAGAGAAAGCTGAGTAT